GCGTGGTATGACCGGTACGGGACCTACCCCACGCCTGCGCACAAGCTGAGGCATTTCAAGCAGATCGACTATTGGTTCAGGTGGCATTGGCATCCGTTCGTGGTGGTCGGGAAGTGGGTGGTCGAGATGCCCAACTTCTTTCCCTCCGGCCTATACGTGACGCTCGCCTTCCAGGGAGCGCGTCAGCTCATGAACATGTACACGGCGTTCTACCTGGCTCGAGCCAAGCACCTGAAGCTCACGGACTGGCAGGGACTCTTCCGCAGCGTGCTCATAAACACTGTCGGAGATGATGCTCTCGCTCTCGTCAACCGCGATTTGGAGGCACTGGAACCGCGCCATGTCCAAGACGCGTATGAAAGTGCTCTTCACATCATGACAACGTGCTCGGACAAGGATGAGCACTATCTGGAGGCTTGGAAGCGTGAGCCCGAGAAGGTCTTCTTCCTCAAGAGTCGCCTCTGCACCGTGGATGGTCAGCGCCGTTTTGCGCTCGACAAGCCCTCCATTGAGTCGCAGCTCCATTGGCTTAGAAGCCGTGGCGACAGACAAGAACTCGTACAATCGCAGTGCGAGTCGGCCGTGCGTGCAGCAATGCACCACGGAAGGGACTATTGCGAAAGGATCCGTCAAGCGTGCCTGAACGCAGCTCGCAAGGCGGGAATCCCGTTGCTCCTCCCATCGTACAACCAGGTGGTCGAGGAGTACACCAAGCGCTGTTAAACAAAGCGCTGCTGACCGCGCCCGGCCGGGGTGGCGCACTATGGGCCCAAGGCCAGCTCAAGTGGCGGATCGTCACTGGAGTGGAACGAATGAGTGCAGGCTCTGCTGTTCGAAACCTGCAAGTTCTTAGACGCTAGATCATGTTAATGCGTCGAGTCTTCGCAAGACAACACACATGTCCGAGAATCCACTTCTACTCAAAGCCACTGACGACGTTGGCTCGCAACACGTCGTCTCACAACCTGGCGTCATCACGACGGCACAGGCGCAGGAGGCGCTCCCAGTTCTGAGCGTGCCTCCTCAACCAAAGCACAACGACCTACCTCACACCCCCCCTGACGTGAGTTCAGTCGTCAATCGGCAGTACCTTGTCGCCACGATCACGTGGGGCACGGGCGCTACTCGCGGTACAACCGTGGGCAGCGTGAGTCTCCCTGCTGACCTAGCGGGATTTCCAGTGCTTGCTCGCAAGCTCGGAGACTACTACTACTTCCGCGCCG